GGTGTACAGGCATCTAAATGATCTGCCTCTCGTAAGGTTTCAGGTATCAGCTCTTTAGTCTCGTTATTATATGAATATATTTGCATCACATATCTTTCTAAATTCTGGTTGCAATTAGCATGGCAATGTTTACCGGTCGCGTTTCGTTAGCCCAATTGCCCTCGTCCCCGTAGCTGCTATCTTTAAAAGTTTTAGCCGGCTCATCAGTCTTATCTGACGGAACACTATTTGGACTACACCACACCCAAGTACTGTCCGGAATAGCCCATCCGTTTCCGTCTGAACCTGTTGCAGTAGGTAAATAATGACTATGACCTTGAATACTATGATTTTGAAAACTATTAATATTTCTTAGTCTGTCTATACCTCGGGCGTCGTCTAAACCTCGTAAAAAAACACCTCTAAGATCGGCAATGTTAATAACATTATTGGTTATTAAATCCGGATATAGCAAAGCCAGCCGCCAAAACTTGTCTTTGTGCAGATTGCCATCATTCCGGTATTTAATCAGTCCCTCACGAATGTTAGTTGTAGGCAAATAAATTGCACTGCCAGTTTCAGGGAAAGACAGCCAGCGACCAATTTTTAACCAATAATATGGCTTGGTCTGATCTGTATTCTGCCAGCCGCTGGGTCGGTATACAGGGTTTCGCGGGTCTTTACCTTTACATCCATCAGGGTGATAACATTCGTACCATTCACCATCAACTTTGACTAAATCCCCAGCTTCATACTGTTCTGTGGGAATATACCCGCCAGAAACTGGCAGATGGATATCTTGACTGCCGTTAAACGGTACGCTACCGATATTGCACGGGCTGAATAATTTAGATGCGGTCGCAGCATTACCGGTTGTATCTTGGTTACCTCTGGTATTTACGCCGGGCAGATCTATGTCCTGTGTACCGTCAAAGAAAACCCCGCCGATATTGCGTCCCTCAAGTAATTTTGAGGCTGTAACAGCGTTAAGCCCTATGCCGGCAATAACCTCCCAGTATTGGGGATTCTGATTAGGGTTGTTGGTGTTCTTATCTGCAACTGAAATAAATACTTTCGTGCCATCATCAGCCAGCAATATCGCACCTTTCTGATATCCGTCAAAAGCATCGCAATAGGCTTTATCAAAATAGAACAGATTGCCTTTCTGCATATGTACAATAGTGGCGGATAAGGCGTTAAGAATGCCGTTAAAGTCCATACCCTTTGGAGGTAGGCCACCCGATTCTATCGGCTGCATGGTTACGTTCGGAAAGCCGTCACTCCATGTTGCATCCTCCGGATCTTGTCCGGGCTGCCGGGTGTTCTGAATATTGTTTTTACTGCCGTTAGCCGCAAATGCCTGCGGGATTAATACTGGATTTTTACTCATGCGAAACTTCCTTGGTTAAATGGTTGAAAACCTGTTCCGGAAAAACCAAAAATCCCCGCAGGCGGGGATTCACGATAATCAATTAAGACGCCGGACGGGCGCGGTAATAATTGCAGGTTATAGATAATATGCCTTTCAAATTTATTGGGTATGAATTCAAAAAAATACCGCCCTTTCATGTGGCCGGTAATTAAAAAATACACGCGCTTTTCCGGAAATATCATGCGCAGGTATTTATTAATATTCGGTGCCGTTGCATGAAGAATATTGGCTGCTGCCTTAATCATAATAAGCAGACGGAAACGCTCATCCGATAATTTATAAGCAGCAAATCGCGCCCCAGAGGCACTAAACGGCCGGTTATTAAACGGCGTAAAAGCTTGAGGAGTGGTTTTAAAACCGAAAGTATCGATATCATCAGGCGGAATACTGATATTGCGATTCACGCCCACAATCCGCCCCCAGATATCCAGCCCGAAACTCTGTGCAGTTTTCACATTGAAAGCCAGCCGGTAAAAATCATCAATTGATCTGGCAGGGTCTATGCATTCGTTGATGCTTTCAATCAGATTGCAGATAACCGGACTGTTTGCATACTGTGACATCAAAGTGTCTTGAATATTTTTCATGATATTTTAATTTGATAAATTGAGGCTGTCGGGTATTCATCCACGCCGATTTCGAGCATGTCTGCCCATTTTTTACCGTCCTTACTCACTCGCAGGGACACTATATTTAAATGAGGAATGGCAGCAGCAACCGGACAGATAAATTTAGAAGCAATAACCGGCTGTCCGATTGCCGCCTTTGCGGGTCCGGTTGTAAAACCGGTAATAATGGCCGCTTTTACAGCCTCGCTATCCTGATATGACAGCAAATCAGGATCATCAACCATAACCTGAAAAAAAACCGGCACAAAAGCCGGTCGTAAAAATTTCACGGTGTATGTCGGCGGTCTGACGGGGAAATTTTCTGTATCCGCTATCACGCATTCTGTATTGCCATTAAAAGAACAGCCCGAGCCGGCTTTGTTCAAAATGGTACGGGCAATGGTTTCATCATCTCCGCCTACTACGGAAACCAGAATACTGTTACGGATAACCGGATAATTGGTGGCACCAACCTGTATAGTCTCATCTGTCGGGTTGTCGACAACATACACATCTTTAACATCGGCTAAATCAGCCACTGCGCCATAAGTTGAGGCATTGGTATTTTTACTGTTAATCGCTACCGATACCCGCCGGCGTTTTTCAAAATCCAGACGACTTTCTTCCTCGACCCCGGCAACGGCAGCATATGGGTTGTTTACCCGATCTAAGCCGGTAATTGCTTTAGGGATGCCGGTAATCGTATCGGGCGCGGCATTGATATTCCCGGCAGATACGCACTGCGCCTGCACGCTCACTTTACCGTCCTGGGTAATGGTTGCTTCGTTAGTTAACTGCCATTTATTGCCGTTATCGTCATTAAATACTGTACCGGCAGGAATAGTTACCCCGACCAACCCATTTAGCACCAGCATCACACTGGAATGCGTAGCTTGCTTACGGGTCATAAAATAGATATAGCCTAACCCGTCCTGCCAGATACCCTGCGCATAACGCGGGTCGAACTGATTTAGCAGGGTTATCATCTGATTGCGCTCATCGGTAATAATAGCGGCCAGAGAAGTTACTAACTGCCCTTGCGGTGTGTTCATGGCAGTATTCAAATCCTGCCCGAAAGCATTTCTGAACAACTCCCATAAGCCACTAATTACCTCATCTGTAGACGGTGCAATAATCCCCTTATCAGTAACCTGTAATTGCGGAATGCTCATAAACCAATTACTCCCGTTTTATGATTGCTGTTAGTAAATTTAATCTGTCCACGGATAATCCGGTCGCCGTCAAGCATTAACTCTGCCTGAGCGGTGACAACTCCGGGGACGCTTAGCGCGGCATCGTGAAGATGTTTGCGATATAAAGCCAGCGGATAGCGTCCGTTGCCAAGAATGCGCGTTAAATACGGTATTCCCTCCTGCTGGTTAAAATACATATCTTCTTTCATGGTACGGCAGGCACTGGCAATGTCCTGCGCTTGCTGATAGGTGCTTTCAGCAACAGCAATGTTGCCCTCTGCATCAAGCGTCAAATCCCATGTATCAGGCATTAAAAATAATGTTTTCATGAATTGGGCTTCCCTGTATTGCCGTTGCCAGTAGTTACACCTTTGTGAGTGTGATTTTGCAGACTGACTGACCCGGCTTTAATATCTCCATCGGCACTGATACCGCCGCCACCAGTAAACTGCGCTGTCTGTAAAGCATTAACTGCATAGCTGCCTGTCGTAGTAGTTACCGATGAAGCTTGCATGCTGATTGATGGTGCCTCCAGCGTGATACTAATCGGTGAGTGAATCACTATGCCGCTGTCTGAAAAACTGATGTATTGCTGCGGTGTGCCGTTTAAAAATCCGCCAATATACAGCCCGTCATTCCAGTCATGCTGGCGGCGACTGCCGGGTGCGGATTCGGCTTTATTGCGCTTAACTGCGGATATGTCGCGTGAGGCAAAAGCACATAAACCGATATCGCCTACGACCGGATCGCAGATAACCGCATTGCTGCCGCCCTGTAAGCGGAAATAGGGAACGCTGAATATTCTGCCGGGTGAGTAGACATTGCCGGCACCGTCAAGCATCTGTACCAGTGGCTGTACGTTTACTTCACCCACCGGACTGACGCCGGTACCTGAAACCGCCAGCACTTTGACAAGGGTTACGGTCTGAACCCGCGATATCAGATTGGAAATAACTGCGTTAAATTCTGCTGCTCCGCCTAGTGAATGATTGATATTCAGGTTGTCCAGATTTTCATATTCTGCTGATTGCTGCATCTTTACTGTCTCTCCATGTTGCGGCTATATCACAAAACCAGTTTCCGTCCGGCTGATTGGATTCAAGGCTTTTATGCATGCCGTATATGCGCCATTCGCCATTACATACTTCAACCTGACTGTCCTGTATCTTGCAGATACCGCCGAAACGCAATAACGGGTCGTACAGGCATTTAAAAGTTACGCCTCGTATATCAGGTACCGGATAGCTGATTAGTCCTGAGGTGGGCGTAATGACTGGAATTTTGATGTTGCGTGAGCCGCCTTTCGGTGTAACCGCAATCAGGTTATTCTCAATGTACATATCAAACTCAAAATCATGTTCAAGCGTTTTAAGCTTATCCAGATTAGAGCCGTTTAAGGTCAGGTTTTTGGTGATTGCAGATACGCCGTTATTCTCAAGCTGATAACCCATACTGTCGCAGATATCTTTGATTACATCGGCAATATCCACCTCACCTTCTTTTTCATACGGCGGCTGCGGTTTTTTGTACTCCAGCATGGCGGCCTGAGATTCAATAACCAGACAGACATCGGGAGCCACGGAAAAATCCATTGTCGCAAAAGTAATATTGCCCTCAAATTCAGTAATCAGCTGGTCCCCCTCTTCTCCGACTTCAACTTTTACCCTGTTCATCAGTGCATCAAGCGTATTCCAGTGCACACGGAACAGTTTGGCCATTTTCTCTAATGCCAGCCCGTAGATTCGTATTTGTGCTACCGGCATTACTGAGCCGTAACCGAACATGATGTTACACATCACACGAAAGCCGGTTGCGCTGATCTGGTTATAGTTGCCGGTAAAAACAATCTGCTCACCCTGTTTATCCTTATCCCGCAGGGTAACGGTTACTTTTATCTGTTTACGTTTCATCGGTATATACCAAAACAAACCGGCCATTCAGGCCGGTGTAAGTCGGGTTATCGTCTCCATGTGTATCTATGAATACAAGATTTCTGGTTATCGGTGTTCCGTTGAGACAGACGCGGTTTTGTACCTGTACGCCGTCTTTGTCGTTTTCTACGCTGGCAAAAAGCTGCCCGAGCCGCGTAAACAACCGGATATGCCAGCGACTGCCGTTAATCACAAAAGATATATTCTGATTAGGATTAGCATCCAGCGGTATGGTTACTGTTGTCATTTAAACCACCCTTTAATAGCGTTTACTGCCTGAGATAACAAAGATTCCCCGGGTTTTTCTGGCTGTTTTTCTCCGCCGTCGCTTTCTTTTGCATCATCAGGATTTTTTACCTCTTCGGTATCGTATTTCACTACCACTTCGCGTACTTCTTCTAGATGGAGATTTACTTTAATCAGTTGCGCCCCGTCTGACGCTTCGCGCGCGGTGTCGTAACCAACAATACAGGCGTTGGTATAAACATATTCAGGTGTAATGATGTAAAACAGCAGTGTACTGGCAGCCAGTGTTTCAACCTGTCCCAGAAACATGCCGCGCATTAAAGTGCCTCCTGAGCCTTTAGTAAGCTGTACGGTGGCTTTATACGGATTGGCGACTTTGTTGTAACAGGCGAATGAGCCTTTTTCTATCGGTGCCTGTGCTATTTTGGCTGAATTACTATACTTAAGAGAGGTAACGTTATCAGCCAGCAGAATGGGTATTCCATACTCGTTAAATACACCCCAGTAATTTCCGAATACGGCATTTATCAATGCTGCCCCGCCCAGACTGATCAGGGCATTAGTACCGGCAACATTCAAGCCTTTAAAGTTTGGTATGTTAGGAATACCTTCAATTGGCAGCATAGTTTACTCCAATAAAAAAGCAGCCCAGAGGCTGCAATAAAAAAGCCAGCGCATGGCTGGCTTGAATCCGTTAAAATAAAAGAAAAAACACTAATAAATTAATTTTGAAGAAATTTTAATATCAATTCCCATATTTTTCTTCTCCTTTGTATCTCACATCTTTTTTCTTCAAGGTTAATTATTCCATCTTCAATTATAATTATGTCATTTTCAAAAATTTGTATTTTATCGATGTCATTCAATTCTTTTGAGCCACTAATCATATCATTAGTTATTTCAGTTAACTCATTACAAATTTGAATTAAATCAAATATGCCTTCTTCCGACAATTTATAAATATTTAAAAGAGATTTAATCTTTTCACAAGTATAATCATTGTTGCTTACTAATTTAAAAAATAAATATTTTATTATTTGTTGTAAATCATTTTTATTAATTTCGTCATTTGCAAGCCATACAACCACTTCTTCCATCGCGATAATGAAATCTGCTATAAACTCAGATGGCCATCCATTCTTTAACAGAAATAATGTCCCTAAGCTAACTGATGCGCGTTTATTACCATCTATAAAACAATGATTTTTGTTTATTGAAAAAATTAAATGCGCTAATTTGTCATGATATTTATAATAATAAAAATCATTCTGAATCATTGTTAACGCGCTAATTAACAATCCCTCATCACGAAGCCCTAATAATCCTCCGCTTGCCAAAATTATTTCATCATGTTTGGCAATAGCTTCTTCTAATGTAATATACGCAACTAAATTCATTTATCACGCAAACGAATAAACACGTCCAAAATTTTTTGATCGTTTAATAATGCATTAAAAGCTTTATCTACGTTAACCGTTTTCATTCTCAACAGCCTTTCTTCCATAGATTCCTGAACTATCTTATCAGCTTCTGCTGAAACTTTATTACTAAGGGTTGTCTCTAATAATCTTATAATACTAAGATTTTTATCAATATTTTCCATAATTTATTCCTCAAGATTGTTTTTATTCTATCATACACTTTAATAAGAGTATAAAAAGCCGGAACTGTGCCAGCTTTGAATCTGTTACACAATCAAATAATAAACTTATTATTTGAGACATTTTGTACTACCCTAGTTTTTGCCAGTTTATCCTGTAAAGTTACAGATAAAAATTTATTCGAAAATAAACGATATAAACACATCAAATTGAATATATCTATCAAAAGAAGCAAAAGTACTAATGGAGCTGTCTCTACTGAAAAAAACAAATTAGGTGGCATAAACATGAGACATATATAAAAAAACACATCCTGCAGACCTTGTGAATAAAAACAACTTCTTGCAAGAATATACATATATATATAATAAATAAATTCCCTTTTTATCACATTATTCCAAAAATCAGGCGATCTGTTATCAAGGCGTATTACCTTAATACCCATTATTTTTTTACCTATAGACTGCCCCCGTTTCCACATCCAGTAACATTGCCAGAATGGAAGAATCATTAAAAATATAATGCTAGCTATAGCAGTAATAAAATTAATAATATAATTAAAAGGAAAGTGAATAATTTTAGTATGAAAAGAGATATATACGACATTTGCAGGAATAAAAAATAATAGTATATTGATTATGCCTGCTATTAATCGTTGTAAAGGAGTAGCCGCCACATAATCTTGTGCAGTATTGTCATCTTTATTTAGATTTTGTATTTTTGTAAAATCACGTACACTCATACTATTCTCAATAAATTATTATAAAATCAATATACAATAATTATATTTAGAATAACAATAGTACTGAATTTTTGTTCTTTGACATAATTGGTTAAACGTATAGTTTATTTATGTCGTTGCTTTTTGATTTCAGTGCGATAAAAATCATCAAGACATTTAGATTTATCTTTGGTGAAAAGTTTCCCTCTTTCAAATATCTCGGTGATTTTGCAATCATTAGTTTCTTTTAGACATATAACCTGATAAGTAACTGAGCGTTTTTCAAACCCCTTTGTAGCTCCAATTGTTACTTTAACTTTATTTCCGGTTGGCTGGGTAAATGTTAGCTTAGCATTTGGATCTAAATCTTGTCCCTGCCATAAAACATCATAATCAATACAAGCTATACCTCCAGTTGCCTTTTGGTATTCATCATCTCTTTCGTATATTTTTCTGAGGTTGTTATCAAAATATTTTAAATAAAAATAAGGGTTATAATTTGTTCCTCCGCTTTCAAGTCTTATGCTTTCTTCATAAATTCTTTTTATGTAGTTCACTTTAGGTCTGAATATTTCAGCAAAAACGCATGAACTGATACATAATCCCAAAACAGCAAGTAATAGTTTTTTCATATAACAGAACTTTCAAGTTAATTAAATATATAATTTCGTAATGGCACTTAAACTATTTCCCTAACTGAACTTTATTTATCGTGCATAATACTTTAGTTGTATGATGTGCTGTAAAAGAATGGAACAAATCAGAGCAACGAATAGTAGCCGGTTTACCATTTGCACGCTTTAGTTGTTCGTATAATTTATCTTGAACTCCAGAAGTAAGCTGTATAAGGCTGACGTTTTTTTCTGTTTCGGTCGTTTCATCCTTCGGATCAGCCTTTACATTAATAGGAGTATTAAGAAGTATTGCGGGCTGCTTTTCACCTTTAAAGACTGGGCTCGGGTGCGCGCTTTTCAAAATGACAATCTTACCTTTAAGCGTTACCGGTTGGTTATATGTTAACGAAGCTGCAATAGAAAACCCTGCAATTTGTAACATTAAAACAAAAGCAATCAATTTATTAATCATGTCATCGATACTCCAAGTTGGTTAAATGTATAGTTTTGTACTTCTTTCGTCGCTGCTACAGTATTCCAACTAACAGTATTTGATAAATATTTAACATTTATACTTTTATATTAACATAAACATGCTTTTTATTTTAGTCAAAACATTTACACTCCTTGAATTAAAAAACCACTCCGAAGAGTGGTTTTTTATGATTACAATTAAATAATAAACTTAAGATGCAGCTCTTCAATCGGGCGATCTAGCCTTGAGCTGTCGCATTCCCCGTATATTACTCTCATGCGTTTTGCCAGCTCCATCAGATACTCTGCCTGCTGCTTTGTCTGTATCAACAGTTTTTTAAATACATCAGTCTTGATACAGTTATAACCGTTGATATTCTCTGCATATGTAACTCTGTTATTTTTGACAATTACCAGCCAGCGTCCGTCTGCATTGATGGTACGCAAAACATTGTTTTCAACAACAGCAGATTTAAACATATCAGGCGCATTCGGTATGCTTTCCAAGTATTTCAGCGCAGCGGTGTAATGTTCAACCGGCATGGCTCTGTAACTGTCGATGTTCAGATAGGTATGCAAACCGGCATATATTTTCTGATACGGCTCGCCCGTTCGCTGGCTGCGCTCTTCTACTGCGCGTTGTATTGTATCCGCCTGTTCTTTACTGATTAGGTGGCTGAGGGCTTTATGCTGGATTCCTATAAATCTTTCACGCTCACATTGAATAAAATATTTTCGTACCTGACGACCTACCTCAGTTTTTTCTACCATCGCCAGTTCTTTAGCCATGTCTAGTGTAAGGTGATATTCTTTACTTCTTCTATCCCCGCCTCGACCAGTTTTGATTTCCCTATTTTGGGATATCAATATATAGTCTTGATTTTCAACAAATACATACTCTTTAATGCGCTCCGTGATCCATGTTGCAAATTTGCGCCCAACCTGCAAAGCTTTATGCAAATCACGTGCATTACAAAGAAGTTCAGTTTGAGTATTAAAACTGCCAGAAAAGACGGGGACTAAAAAAGAAGTGTTCATGATAGATTCCTTTTGTTTAATTTCGAAATTTACCCTAATGGGCGGCCGAGACGTTCGAAAACCTCCAAAAGTAAGGCTGGAATTATTCCCCTTGCGGGTATTGTATTCTTCACCCTCTCGGCCATAAAGGAATCATATGTCAATTGGATTAGTAGACATTGATAGAATCATGGACACAAAAAAATCACGCTAACGGGGTGATTACCGACTTTGGAGAGGTTTCGACACCTCGTGATAAATATTGCCAAGTCTCAACCAGTTTGTCAATCAGAAGATTTAATATTAAAGACAAGAATGCGCTTCCCGATAACTTAAAATTAAGTTTTTCTAAATAATCAATAATTTACAAACAATTAAAAATTCCACTCGAAAGTGGAATTAAACAAAAACGGTGTTATTAATATAATTGCCTACTCACCCAAGACAAGAGTCTTGTAACTAAACTATGACTTTGAGTAAATCAAAACAGCAGCAGGGTGTAATATATTGTTTAGCCAGGAAGTAATAATTTTTCATATTCCTCAAGTGCTTTATCTGCAAATTCAGAAGAAATGTTTAAATCTAAAACTTTCTTATTTATATAGTTTCTTAATTTACCCTCTCCAACATATACATTTCTATACCATCTTCGAAACTCACCAAGCGCATCCTCAGGATAGCATCTTACGCGTTGCGGGTTAGACCTAGCTTGAGGAAAATATGATGGGTAATTGTGTTCATAATCCGAGCATTGGCTATATTTATCAGATAAATTATTGTCTTTCCAGTATTTCGCCCACTCTTTTCCTACGCTAATATCAGGCACAAATGATTCGTTAATATATATTCCATGCTGACCAATAGCGACAATCATATCAGCAATTTCTTTGAATATACTAAAATAGCCTATAGGAACTGAAGCATATGTCAAAGAGACTCGATCGTGGAATTGCTTCCATTTATCTGCACTTGATGGAATATAGCCGACTGCTTGATAGACAAAATCTCTAAATTTACTTCTTGCCAATATTCTAATTACATTTTGAGCCTTTTCCTTTTTATCAGAAGCATGAAAAGCATAGTATTCTAATACGGCAATACATACTGGTTCGGTAAATGCAAGCACCTCTGTACCGTTATAATTTGCACGCAGGAACAAACTATCACCTTGATAATTTTGGGTATCAAGCAATTGTTGAATTATCTTGCCTCTAGGTTTAAATTTTTCATTTTCCCAATCCGTAAAAAATCTATAAAATTGCCCATGACCAACTCCACAGATTTTTTCCAAGCCACGCCCAGTTAGATATGGAGTACCGTCATTAAGGACGCCCATTTCCATATCCTCAAATTCTATTTATTTCTCAACCTTAAACATTTGATACTGAAATGGGGTGGTACCCAAACCTATGCATCATGCATGCCACCACACCTAGTCCTTAGCGTAGCTGATTGCGTAATTAGAATCAAGATTAAAGTTTATATCCCTCAAGCTCTTTGGTTTTAGCTTTTATCAGCTTTATTCTACTATCTCCCTAGCGGCTCAAAATTGAGCTTCTAGGAAAAATCAAAGACTTACCATCATGCCCCGATTTTAGGAAATAGCTATATGGGTGACCGAGAGGTTCGTAGGCCTTGTAAGTTGGCTGGAATTATTCCCCTTGCGGGTATTGTATTCTTCACCCTCTCGACCGTAAAAGAATTCATCTAAATTGGATTAGCTGATTAAACGTATAGTTTTGTACTTCTTTCATTTAATCTACACAATAAGATTTAAAAGTGGTTTGCCCTTTTTTGTTCCTAACTTGTAAAAAGGCTCCTTTATCATCTCCGCCAAATTCATAATAAATACCGCCGTAAGGCAGGCGCATTAACATTGAGTTATCAATATCACGTTTATAATATTCGACTTTACTTTTAGCAATACTAAAAACAAGTTCTAGGTCATCAGATTTTCCATATGCATACTTGACAGTATTTTGATTTATTTTCAAATCAACAATCTTTCCATCGTCTAATTTGCACTTAAATTCTTCTCCATAGCTATGCGTAGTAATAATTAAAAATAAAAATGCTAGAAATATTTTTCTCATGTCATTAAATTCCCAAACTAACACATCATTTGATTGTGTATTTTTGAATCTGGTCTGGATAAGTACCCCAACCTATCCATACATCCTTAACAGTAACTTTATTCCCGCTCAACGATTGAAACTGCATTACAAAAACACGAGGAGGTGCACTTTTATTTTTTTGAACTTTTTCCACCAGTACAGCTGTATTGTCATTTAGCCATTTTACGCGCAATAGCAATGGTATATTTAGATTGCAATTAGATACCTGTTCATCATACATGTTTGCAACCGCACCATCTTTCGAAAAAGACACGCCAGCACAAGTTGCGCCTGTAAGCGTAAGTTTTTTGCCTGATACTGCTGTTTTAAAATCAGTAGCCATTACCAAAGATGGCAGGAATAAAAGGGTTAGAAAAAATTTTTTCATGTCATCGATACCCCAAGCTGGTTAAACGTATAGTTTTGTACTTCTTTCATCGCTGCTACAGTATTTCCACTAACAGTATTTGATGTAGTGTTAACATTTATATTTGGTATATTAACATTAACATATTTTCTGTTGTCGTTTTTGATACTATTACTGCTCGCTTGCATTTGCTGGTTTCGTGAAATCATTTCAGAAGCTTTTTGGGCATTATTGGCGATATTGGCATAATATTGACGTTGGTGAGCCTTAAATTGATTATTTTGAACCATCTCCCCTTTGGCAATATATCCATCACTATTTGAGTCCCAAACTTTATTTAATTCATAAGCTTTAGATCCTTTTCTGTAGCCATAGCCAGTAACGGCGGTATAAGTATCTGCAACATCACGCTTTCTTTTGCCATCAAATCCTCGCTCTTTGAAATACCTCTCAACATATTTCATTTGCTCATCAAATGAAAGTCCGCCAAATTGGTCACGGGTCATTCCATAGTAAAGCCCTTTCTTGCCCCCGCTTCCTGCCATAAATTGGATTAAACCAGTTGCCGAAGATTTAGGATTACGAATGTTTGGATTAAACGTTCCACCGGTCTCAAAAGAAATAACAGCTGCTAAATCGTTTGGATCAACACCTATATTTTTGGCAACACGAGCAATTGATTCAGCTTTTTCTTTTGTGAAATTTTTATTTCTGAAATTTTGTTGTACACCATTTTTACTATATTCCCCCGTTTGTACATCACGTTTTGCTGTTTTAGAAACATTAGTCTCTACAGGCTTCTGAATCCCGTTCTGTTCAAAGTAATCCTTACCGCCATGAAACAGCCGGTACATACTTTCACCGATAAAATCTGCTACATCTTCTTTCTTTTCTCCCATCGCATCGGCAATTATGCCTGTTGCAATATCAGAATAATTGTCAATCATCTGTTTGGCTTGCTTAGCTGCGCCGGTAAAATCGCCGCGCACCAGTTTGCCTAGAATCTCAGCGTAACCTTTCAGGGTAGGAATGGTGTTATTTTTTACGGCATCAACCAGATTGCTAAATGCAGTGCGTAAAGTATCAACAGACATTTTGCTGTCTTTAATAGCGGCACTGAATGCGCCCCAGTCAAACAGGGATTTACCGCCCTTAGCCCAAGTGTCGTAATCGTCGTATAGGAGCAAAAAGGCACCCGCCAGAGTAGTTACCGCGGCAATCGCCGGCGCAAACGGAGTAATAAACGCCAGCAGTGCACGTCCGGCACTAAGTAAGGTAGGAATCAGCAGCATGCCAATTACGATGGCTGCGGTCTGGAATACCGCCTTAATAACCTTTTCATGCCGTTGTAGAAACTCAAAGAAGCTGTTTACTACCTTAATCAAGGTAAGCAGTATCGGCGTTAATGCATCACCCACCAACTGCTTCATGCTTTGCCAGTGTGCGCTCAATATCGCCTGCTGTTTGGTCAATTCGCGACTACGGGCAATGGCTTTCCCGTCTGAGTGATACATTTTTTTCTGAATATCCAGAATTTCCTGTAACTCTTTGCGACCCTGAACCAGCGTATTAAAAGTGCCATCATCCAGCCCCATCTGTTTAGCTAGGGTGTAAGCCTGATCGCGTGGCATCTTGGAAAATGCGTCCGCCAAATCCAGCATAACGCTATTCATATCCCGCACTTTGCCATAGCTATCCACCATTGATACGCCAAGGGCATTAAAGTATGGCAGCATGCTGGCATCACCAAACATTACCAGCCCGTTCATAGCCTGTTTAATGCCGGTTAAAGAGGCTGTCATACCCTCTGCTGTACCCCCGCCGGTCTTGGCGGCATTCTGCCATGACTGTAAGCTGGTGGCGTTAACACGCAGATTGGTTGATAAGTTAGTTAGTTGCATATTTGCTTTAGCAGCATCATTAGCCAGCTTTAACAGGCCTGTATTGCCAAGTAAAACGGTAGTGAATTTGCCAATTATCTTAATGCCGTTCTGAACACTTTTAATAAGTTTAGCGATCTCATCCTCTGCTTTAGTTACTTCTGTATAAGGCTTCTTCATGAGTTGCTGAATGCCATTGCGCCCCTGCATCATTAGATTGGCGGTACTGTCATCCATGCCCAGTTTTTTAGCAACTTGATAAGCATGTGGTCTATTAAGCTTTCTCAAGTTTTCTGACAGTTCAAAAACAACTTTATTTAAATTGCGCGCCTTGCCATCAGTGCCAACTAAGTCGACACCGAGGCTTTCCAGTATTGCATTTTTCTTGCCGGACGCTTGCTGATTAACTGTTAACTCATTGAGTTTTTCAAACAGGCCGACAATTCCTTTGCCATCACCGCCGGCATTCTTAGCAGCATTCTGCCATTTAGCTAATGCGCTCTGAGATAGCCCTAGATTAGCCGCCATGCTTTTTGCAGCGTCTTCTGCATCAACAATGTCATTCACCCATTTTTCTAGCCCTGTTGCACGCAAAAGGGTGGTTTCAAACAGATTAAAGCGATTAGCGGCTTTTTCTGTTTCTTCTCCTAGTTTTTTCTGAGCTTTTTCGGTCTCTTTGGACGCTTTTTCGGTGTCGGTTAAGGACTTTTCAAGCTGCTTATTTGTCTTAACCGCTTTATCTGCCTGCGCAGTGTATTTAGATGCATCAAGCCCTAGCTCGACAAGCATTTGTTCAACTATATTCGTTGTCATACTTATTCACCAACATTTTGTTATGTTCATAAACCTGATAAACCTCAAGAATATTCAGCACATCCTCAAGCCCCAGCACACTATCAAGCTCAACGTAAGAAGCCAGTCCGGCTGTAATAACCTGACTGGCTAAAGAAGAGACATTCACTGTTTGTGCAAGTACGCCTTCACGGAAAGGCAATCCCGCCGTTAGTTCATATCTTGGGGATTGCCGTTCGTTAAAAAATCGATATGCACCAGTAAAGCCTCTTTGCGTAACTCAAACAGTGTTTTTAAATCCTCAATATCACTTTCTACGTTCAGACAGCGCGCCAGTCCGCCAGAGGGTACTATCTGCACGCAGGTAAGCAGTTCATCCAGCAATTCACCGCCTATCTGCGGGTCTATCTTGCTGATAACACTAATGGCGAGTTTTGCCATTTCCAGCATGCCGCCGTTCGGATTGATACCCGCTGTATCAATGCCGCTTCCGGCAAGGGCAAACAGGGCACGTTGTGCCCATTTATCTGCCTGTATAATCGGCATTTCAGTGATCAGAAAGGTTTTACCTTTATCGCGACCGGTATCTATTTGAATTGTTTTTGTTTTACGTGCCATTAGTTAGTCTCCTCTGCGCCATTCAGAACTAATCTGAATGTGTACTGGCTGCCTGCCAGTAATTTCTGACCAGAAGCCCCGCCGGTTAATTTAACTAATGCACCCTTGGCACTGTAGCGTTTTTTTACAGACGGAATTTCAACCACAATATCAATCGGGCGTGTTTCCATATTGGCATTGAAGTCTTTGCGGATATTCTCCATATGCTCGATTGACGGGCTGTTTGCTTCTAAATGCAGCGTCCATTCCACTTCGTGCGGCGTATAGCCCATTGACTGTTTACCATCTACACCCATGCGGGTTTCTGAGATATTGGCATCACCAAAGCCCCAGGCGTTATCCGCCTGAAAGCCTTGCATCGTAATATAGTTGTCGTAAACACCTGCGCAGCGCAACATAAGTACGGAATTGGCTGATGTAATCGTTAGCGGGTTATGTCCCATTGGCATGATTTAATCCTTTTACTTAATCCATCTGTTTAAAAAGGTCGAGCTGATTAATTGCATCCAGTTGCATTTCAAGCTGCCGTTTTTCTAATTTGCGCTGATTTAAGGCTTTACCTGCTGCGCTGCCGCGTGCCGCAGATTCAGCCTGCTGCTTTTTTAGCAGTTCCATTTCCTGCAAAATTTTTTCACGATTGGCTATGCCGTTAGTCCAGTACTGCCATAATGCATCGTCACATTCATTCTGATAGCGGATAATGGTTTGTCTTTTATGTGAGGCAACTTTGTCTGGGCTAATGGTCATCAGCCAGCCAAAAAGTTTTCTCAATGGCAGACATAACATTTTGTAGTTTTTACCGTCTTTCCCAGTTGTTATGATCTCCATAACGACTGATTTAAATCTTTGTTTTATCTTTACAAATTGACCATTCCAACTCAGTCCCATGCCATCAACAACCGTACGCATAGCCACATAAGGCTCACCATCGTGGTTAATAACCATTATTTCTGAACCTAAAAAATTAACGTTTAAATATTCCATGTTTAACTCCGAATGAATAAATAAAAACCCGTACATTTTGTACGGGTTTTCAGGGTGGTTTTAGGGTTGTTCCCTTATTTGATTTCAGTGTTATTGCACAGCGATAGAAGCCAGATTTACAGTATGAACACTGCCGCCGTCGGCATACCAGAGCTTTAACGGTAATGATTCGCGCTGACCGCGTACCTGTGCTGAAGCTTTATTTATCAGCAGGCAGTAACCGGCTGTTTCAATTTGCCGGGCCGCGTCAAAACCGGCCTCATAATTAATCTGCGATTTCTGCGCCTCGGAAAGGTTTACCCCGCGCTGAATGCCACCAAAATTTAGCATTTCATTAATCGGGTCTTGTGCGGCTGCGCGGTGAATAGCAATGCCTTCCTCGTTATAAGGGATAGCTTTATAGCTGATAAGCATATTCATAAATGCCAGTTGCAGTTGAGCGTTGAAATACACCTGATTCAGGTAAGTATCCACCCAGGCAAAATCGCCGCTTACTCTGGTATTTCTGAAAAAGATAAACCGCTCATTCGCTGTTGCTCACGCGCCATAATAGGCGTAGCCGTTGCTTTCCAGTGCCGTGGCATCTTTAAGGGCAGTGACAGAGGCGGCGATACCGCTTTGCCGCTTGAATTCCATAGTCGAGCGACCATTTCTTTCACTAAAGTTGATGGAAGCGGCATAACCGCAGGCCAGCCCCGCCTGTTCGAGGGTGCCGTAAATCGCTGTCGTTCCGGATATGGCATTTTCTTTCAGCCATGAGGCGAAGCAGTTAGTATTATTGGCAATCAGGGCAGTTGGCTCCTGCGCATAATAAACAAACCAGTAACGGCTATTCTGTTTACTGTTCCACTTAGCCAGTGCTTTCAGAACATCCTGAGTAAATGCATCGCCGATAGTAGTAATAACAGCATAATTCAGGGTATAGCCTGATACACGCTCCATTACAGAATCCGGACTGTCTGCCTTAGTGGCATTATCGGCAATCGCCCCGGTATTTTCAGTTAAGCAGAGGGCTTCTGCTGCTGTTCCGCTAGCAAAGGAAATAGCCGAACTTGCACCGGCAGACGGCGAGCTGATAATAAATGCCTGTAACTGCGTATCAAAGACAACATCGTTAGTTAAAGCCTCTTTGATTTTTATTGCGGCATCACTAAAGCTTTTGACTTTGCTTAAATCGATTGTTGCAGTGGTTACCGTGCCGTCTACAGTTAGGGTTAGTTCCCCTTTGATGGCTTGCAGTTCATTCAACTGCAATGATTTAACACTGGCACCAATCAGCCGTGCACTAATATCTGTCTGATTGTATCGGGCGATAAACAGGGTTGCGGGCTTGATAGTTGAACCGACATAACCATCAAAATAACACTGAGCAAACTGATACTCTTTACTGTTATAACCGTATACAGCACCCACATCGGCGGCACTGGCATACTGATTTATCGGATACACACTGCTGTCTGACAGTACGACGGTATTTAAGTCCAGCGCATCACCGCCTGTACCGATTACCGCCGGATTGACGGTAACAATATTACTTGCAGGAATTGAAGGTAACATAATATTTCCTATAGGTTTTTCAAAGTTATAACCGGCATGTCCAGATAAGTCTGTTCATGCGAAAATTCAGGGTTGTATTGCAAAAGCAGCTCAACCATCCAGCGTTGCTCATAGCGTGACTGCTCATTGATAAACGTCATCTGTACAGGGTCTTTGCAGTAAAACGGCTGGCAGGATATAAGCCGCGCCGTGGAATAGTGGCTTTTCCAGAGATTGCACAGCTTGCGCGATTTATCGCCAGAATCAGCCCCGTAAAAATCAATCTGCATGGTTATCTCAACTGACTGCTGTACAAAGGTCTGATTGTCTGCCGGCTCGTAATAATGAGCCGATACATCCAGTGCCTGCTCAAACAGAATTGACATAACAATCGCCTGATCAGGTAAAGGTGCATCATTCTGGTAACCCTGTATGACTGATTCAGGCGGGCATAAAAAAAGCCCGAGCAGATATGCGCGGACTTCTGTGTAAATCTGTTTATGCGTTACTGTCGCCATAGCAGCACCTTGCACCATGCCGGAAAGGATTCCAGCACCTGTTTAACCATCCATTCTGAGGTCTCGTTTTCGCCGTATGCGGTAAAAATTACCCGTTCCGCACCTTTACCCTGTGAGCGGCGGATTGCAGCTATCTGACCGGTTAGATAGGCATAGATAAACTGCCCTTGCTGGTTAATCAGGTTAAGGTGCTCAAGGTCGGCAGATGAGATGCTTTGCAACTGAATAGTTATAGGCTTTTCCTCAAAGCATGGCGCAACGGCACCGGATTCATCTACTGCTGAGCCGGAATTGATTTTTAATACTGCCTCCTGATCAGGATTAACCCCGGCAATAATGCTGTTAGCCATTCCTCTAAGATTCATCATTATCTGATACCTCTACGCCGATAGATCTGGACATCTGCATAGTGTCACGCAATGGAGCGTCCCTGCCTTTGCTGGCGATGGTCGCTTTTGAGTTAGGCGGGTCTGTCCATGTCATGATTGATTCAACCAGATCACCTTTCATTGCCTCGCCGACTAGTTCCAGTCCTTTAACCGCACCATGCTGGTTAACCAAACCCGGTAGAGCCTTAATCCATTTGCCCTTATTCACCCGTACTGTTTTACGAAAGAATGAGCGCGCCGGAATGTTGATTGTGTGCGCCGGTACGGTATGAGTAGTGGCAAAATTGGCTTTAGACTGTTTAACAAAACGGCCGTTAAGCCGGAAATCCCCGGTTTTTTCACTAACCAGCCGGTAAACGGTTATCTGGTGTTCCGGAACCTGAATCTGTGCGCCGTATTCATTCCAGAACGCCACCTGTGCAACAGGCAACGGCTCGCCATCAGCTTTTGCATAGGTGGATTTTTCAAAAATACCTGCCCGCACCTTTTTGTTTTTGCCGGCTGCATATTTTTTCAGTGCATCCGATAAATCACCGGTTTTTTTCATACTAACGCCTAACCGGCATGGGAAACTTGCCGAGCACATAAAAGAATGAGCGGTATTGTTTGATCAATGCCCAGTAGCGCGCCCCGTATGGTGTCTGCTGGTACCACTTTTCCGACTGGGTAGTCTGGCCGTTATCCAGTGATACAGACACACTGCCCTCAGAAGCACTGGCAACACGACCGACTGCCTCGTTACCGCTGTCGATACGCTGCTGTAAGGTAGCAATATGCGCCACCAGCAGAAACAGCATCAATTCACGCTCATCAAGATTTTTAATAATGCTTTTATCGGTGTTATTGCACTGCATGCAGGCTTCAATAAAAAACATACTAAGCTGATCATCAGTTGCGCTAATTTTCGGGTACAACTTTCTAAATCTGGAAGCATCAAACCTGACTACACCGCTCATGGCTGCTCCTTATTTTTCTGCCGGCTGAACACTGGTTTCTTTTGACGGATCTACCGGCTCCATGTTTGACTGGTTATCTTTTTTTTCAGCGGCTTCGTCTTTCGCGGACGACACATTGGCATTAGCAAAAATCAGCCCGTTTTTAACCAGATCACGATCCTTATTTTCTTCCAGCCATTTTGCCCAGAAAGCGGCGGGGATATTATAGGTAAGTCCGTAACCACAAATAATTTTTGAGGAATTGCATCCGTTTATTCTTTGTACCTGTTCACCCACCTGCAACAACAGCCCGTTAGGTAGTTTGCACCCTACTACTACAGTATCTTTTGCCATATAAACTCCGGAAATAAAAAACCGCCCATCTGGGCGGTTGTCTTAAATAAACACATCAGGAAGCCAGCATGCTGGCAATGAACATCGGGCGGTAAATCAGGGCACCCACAGTTCCCTGTGTTCGTTTCTGCTCATAACCAGACTGTTTCTGGATTAGTGCATGTACACGCATTTTTTCGGTAAATCCCAGCTCCACTGTTGGTATTGCCTCGTATTCATCAACAACCAACTGTACCATTTCACCGGCTTTTGTCTTGTATTCAGGAATGGTGACGATTTTCAGATTCGGAAAATTTTTCTTAATCATGTCACTAACATTTAAGCCATACATATTAGTAGCTGTTATTGCCGCATTCATGGTTGGAGATAACAGCATGGTCATACTGGCATCCACATCAATTAAGCCGCCTGTCTGACTTACCAGTTGCGTATACAGACGCTGAATTGAATCATAAATACCCTGAACATCCATTTTTGCCCAAGGTTTACCGGCTATAGACGGCAAAAGGGACGGATCATTGAGCATGCCGAAAATCTCTAACCCTTCAATACCGAATAAATAACTTTTGTTCTGAAACTTATTCAGTGCCAATGCCGCAGATGTCTGCTTCTGTGTCGCCCAATCCAGCCGTGCACGACCTGCTTTCTCCATCTCCCGCTCACCTATACGGATAATGGTCTGATAATGGTAGGTCTGCCGGTATGGATAGTTTACGTTGGCATCACTTAATGCATTATCGTTAAAGTCTCCGTATGTGGTTACACTGCCGACATTTTCAACAACCGGCACAGAAACCGTCTCATCTGTCCATGTGCCCAGCTTACGCTCATTAAACGCCTTGGCTGCGTTCATCGGCGTAACCAGAACCTCAATAACCCGCGGATCTACATATGTAGTAAAAAGTGAGGGAATCCCGGCATTAGGCATTGTTTGCAGTTCAGAATCCTGTGCAATCCGCATGCTGCTGCGTTCATCAAGTTCTACCGGTGCCTGTCCGGCAGCATATACAATACCTGCCCGTTCTCTCAGTGCAGAAAAATTTAATCTTGGCATATTTTCATCCTTAATATTTAGTAATTTTCGCCAGCGCACCAGCCTCAGCTTTCGACGCGACGATAAAGCCGGTATCTTCTGTATCAGCGGGTGCTTCTGTTGCTGCAATAACACTGCCGTCCGTAATGCTGGCAAATACTTTTTGTCCGATCTGCGCACCGGCAGCAAAGCGCGCCCAGAAATCCCCGCCATCGTAAAGCGTTACGCCGAATCCTTTCGGTATCAGCATATTTGCTTCCTGATTAAACTGGATAATCATGGCTGTGTTATCGCGCCGGATAAAACCAATCAGGCCGTTTGCGCATTTAACATTACTGGCTGTACCGGTTTCCGGATCAAACCACGCAAACCGGCCGACAGTTACGCCGTTTTCGCCAGCTTTAGCTTCACCCTCTCCGACAAGCATGGTGTGATAGGGATTAGTTGAAGCAAAATCACCCTCGACACCCACCGGTAAATCATTATTTAAATTCTTTTGAAAACTCATGTGTTTATCCTTTATTTGAATCGGTCTGTGTACTTATCAGTACCGGTAAAAACGGCACTATCCATCGCCACGCCAGTTTTAGGTGCCGTTGTAATCAGCATTTCAACCATTGCCTTATATGCACTAGGGTGCACATTGGTATTTATGCCTTTTTGCTGTAAGGCATATTTATAAACCGCCTCAGCACTGTCCATGGCCACCACACCAACCAGCGGCTTAACCTGTTCGCGCGCTTCAAAAAGCTCAGTAACATGCTTTACCGCTGCCGCACGGATTGAATCAGCATCCATAGCCGGCTTGGATTTTTCTGTATCGTCCGCCTCTTCGTCTTCTGCCTTTTCTTCTTTGTTATCAGATTCCTCATCTTCAGCGGTTTTTTCTGTTTCATCTTCGTCTTCCGCTTCTTTTGCCGGCTCTTCTGTGTCACTGGCAGCGGGTACCAGCATATTGTCTGCAACCGTTTTAATCACTCCCTCGACAACATCCGGCGTAATATCGCCATCCATGCCCATAAGAGGCTTTAGCACTTCTGCTACAGCCTCAATTGCACCTTGTTTCAGCTTCATTGAATTCTCCATAAGTCCGATTGGTAAACCATCTGCAATAACTGCATCTCTTCCTATCCGTCCACGTTCAACCATAGCCACATGATTGCCGTGGATATTCCTCATAATTCCGTCATATTTCTGTCCCTCAAATTCGCCCGAAGTCATATCTGCGGTGTAGGCATATCCGGCAGACAGTTCGTTCAGCTTTTCGTTTTCAATCAGTGCAATGGCTTCTTTGTCAAAAATACGCAAGCTGGCATAAACATCGTTACCCTCTAGCTGCGGGTTAATTACTGTTCCTACCGTAATATCGTTATGCGGCTCTTCTGCACTGACCGGCGTATGCCTGAGCAGCAATTGCACCCCGTTAAAAGAAAGGAGAGCTTTTTCAAGCTCTCCCTTGTCACGCAGCAGGTAATAGATTTTGTCCGGTTGCAGTTGCAGCCTTTCGTAATCCGGTATTTCCCGCCCGAAATACGGATTAACGGCAGCCTTACTGATAATTGTTCGTTCAACCAGTAAATGTCCGTTACCGTCATAAGAACGCATGGATTTATCCATGGCCAGAGTTTTTTCGGTCATTGTCCTATCCCGTCTATAATGCTTTTACTGCCGCAGCGGCAATTAATCAGCATGCCCGGCTGTACCCATTCACCGTCCAGATACATTCCTTTGCTCACCTCAAATACTTTACCGTTTGCCTGTAAATGTGATTGCCGTGGCTTTTTGCTACGGTGTGAGTGCAACCAGATTGCCTTGGTAATACCCAGCTCCTGCCGTTTGGCGCATTCAATGACCGCATGCGCCTTTGCTCCCTGATCCCTTGCAATCAGTTCAGCACGGCGTTTACTGATGTCATAATTTTTTTCAAGTTCTGTCGCCAGTCCTGAAAGGTCGTAACCGCTGGTAACACACTGCCATACCTGCTTCTGTACCCGCTCCAGATACTGTGAAGCAAAGGATTTAATCTCCCCGACATTATTTTCAATTGTCGCTTGTAATGCTTCACGCTGATATGGTGTTATCTGAAACCGGACAGTAAAACCGGCTTTACGCATGTGTGTTTTTAACAGGCTTTCGTAGTTAGTTACGGTTTTGCTGACAAATGCCTCAGCAATTTCCGGTGCCAGCCTGTCTGACCATTTAGACGCCAGAAAATCAACTATGTGGGCAACCCAGTCGACTATTCCGTCCATAGCCATCTGAGCTTTTTCCTGAGCGGCACGTTTGCGAAATTCTGTCACCAGCACCTGATTCACTTCATCGGAAATCTGATTAAGCAGTTTAATAAGTGCTTTGCGGTAGCTTTTTTCTATACCGGCATTAGGCCATAGTGCCGGCAGTGTTGTCGGCTTCTTCCTGATTATTGCCATGATTAAAATCCCACTGCGGCTGTTCCGGTACGTCTTCCACATCAATACCTGAGTAATCGCCGCTTTCATCTTTAGCCAGACGCGCGCGTACTTCTTCCTGGGACAGCACACCGGCGTTAATCAGCGCATTGTCTCTTTCCGCCTTAACTTTATCGGTGTTGGCTTCCTGCTCTTTATTCAACTGCTCCAACGGTTTAAACACAAACACAATCTGCGGGTCTATTTCCCCGAACAAATCAAGCTGAATCAGTTTGATAATGGCAGTAAGCTGTGGCAGTAAATGCGCTTCCTGCATACCCGAAATGTACTCGTGATAAACCTGAATCTCACCATCACTGCTGGCATTTAATCCGCTTGGTGTAATCCCCAGTAATTTAACTAGCGGCGTACGGCTTGGTGCGGCCATTTGTTCCTGTGATTTTTGCAGCAGGTTATCCAGCGTGGATAGCGGTGTGTTGAATTGGAAAAACTCTTCATTATCGTTATCCAGCAGCATCAGATTCTGATTGCCGCGTAACTGCAAAAACAGTTTGGAGCGCAGCAGTAACTGAGTAACACCATCATCACCGCCGGCTAGGATATTGCTCATATCGGTTTTAATACCGGTGAGTGAAAACGAATGAATCAGCTCAGACACGCTGTCGACTGTGCGTTGCCACCTTTCCACATACGGCTGCATAAGCTGCAGCATGGATATACCACTGAAGTTATAGGCTGGCTTAAGCATATCCGTCACCGGACGCATAACCAAAGTTAGCAAACGGTCTGCATGCACCTCTTCGCCCATAACAAACCATTTTGACGGCTTAAAGAAATCCGCAGCAGTCGCATCACTGGCGTTGTAAAAGCTTGGTGTTGTCCAGATCGGCTCAATCAGTTTAAGCCCTTTAAGGCAGCCTTTACCCAGTACCGCCTTATCAATCAGCAGCGGTATGTCTTTTTGGTTTTCATGCCCTTTGATATTAATGAATATTTGCGAACGCCCGAAAATCATTTCATTTTCAATATGGCGGCGCATCAGCTCACGAATATTCAGTGCTTCCATACGCGCTTCAATGCTTTTGATTTTATCGCGGTAGTCTTTATCGTTGCTGTCACTGGAGACTTTGACTTCGCCCCATGTGCGGGTCATTTCCTGCGCTGTGGCTTCATAAACACAGCGGTAATCCGTGGACTGTGACATGCTGGCTAATGCCTGATACCCGATAAAGCAAGGGTAAAAGTGAGGCGCCTTAATATCAAAAGCATATGAAGAGGTGAGGCTGTCCTGAGCAATAGCCGGTTTCCTGCCCTTCGGTACCACACCGTCAGGAATATCAGGCATTTGGTAGCCTTGTGGTCCTGTATTCGCTGACTGCGTTTCTTGCATAAAGGCAATTGCCCGCTCATTAGCCATACTTTGCTTATGCTTGGCTTCCAGCTCAAGCTTTTTAAGCCGGTTGGCTTCTTCCTGCGCAGCCAGCTCACGCTCTCTCAGTTTGTTGCGTTTCAAGAATTTCATCATAAACCATTCAGAACATTAGGATTGATATTTAAACCAGCGGATACCGGAGCAAAAGCCATGATTAAGGCATCAGCACGGTTAGGTGACGGAATGCCGCGCTTTTTCATATCCTTTTTACTTTCTACCCGTACCCGCCCGTTATCGTCATACGCTACCTGCGGCCGGCTTAATTCAGCCTTAAGATATTCAATATCCCTGATACTTCCGTCCAGACTGATCAGCTCATCCGCAGGGTAGTTATCGCCTTTCTCAACTGCACGCCACGTTTTGTAAAACCGGTCACGCACATGCCACCACGCCTGCGCTTTGATATTGGCAAACATATCTTTGTTCTTTTTAGCCGGCATATACGGCGATTCAGGCTTATAAACCTTGCCGCCGGCATTAAATCCCACTGTCTGAATGCGGCCTTTTTTACGCGCAAACTGAGCCTTGACACCAGCACCCACACCAATACTGTCATATATAACCTTATCAATATTGGTTTCCATTGCGTCCTGATAGACTTTATCTGCGGAATAAATGACATCCTGCCCGCGCCATTCATCCATACAGAACACAATCGAGCCATGCCGCCCGACAGTTGCGTTAGCATCTTCACCCTCGTCTGCCACATCAAACCCTAAAATGCGTTTGCCTGCTGCGGTTAAATTCAGACGGGTATGCGCATTTGTTGCCGCCTCAATCCATGCCGGTTTAATAATGGCCAGCTCACTGTCTGCCACCGGCTCACCAAGCCAGATATGCCGGTACAGCTCATAATCCCGTTCCTTACATGCTTCCATCTCTATGCGCAGCACTTCTGGGAAGTTCGGGTTATCGTAATAGTTGGCTTTAATAACAATTGCATTATCTGGAGGGCAGATTACAAACCGCTGGTGTGTATCGTCCAGCATATTTTTCGGATTGTAAGAAACCCATATTTCACTGCCCGGTGTCCGGATTGTAGGAATCAGGGTATCCCACATCTCCTGAGTGATACTCTCCGCCTCTTCTATCCAGCATACGCCGGCACCCTCAAGTGATTTAATCTTCCCCGGGTCATTCTTAATCCCGAAAAAGATAAAGTTTGTACCTGTGCCTCTATGGATAATGGTTGATTTCTGTACTTCAAATTCATCATCATAGCCAAGGCGGGAAATAGTATTTGAGAGTAGCTTATGTACTGAATCAGCAATTGATAGCTGCAACTCACGTACACACGGGATAGTCGTCTTTGTACGTCTGGCTATTTCAATTGCCAGCTCTGCAAACATCCACGACTTACCCGAACCGCGACCACCATATGCAACCTTGTAACGTGCCGCTCTGGCAAATTTGGCAAAGTGTTTACTAATCATCTGCCTGCTCAAATATCGCACTAATCGGGCGTGTTTCTATTTTTAACACACCTGATACAGAGGTCTTTTCATTAAACGCCTGTACAGTTACATGCTTGCCCAATAACTCAAGATTCTTTACCTTGTCCGGCCATTTAATCTTTTTGAGAATACTCTGGCCATCTTCTTTATCCATCATGGTAAGTACATCAAAGCCGCTTAATGTCTTTCTCCATACTTCCGGCCATTCCTTAACCGGCAATACCGAGCCATCAACATTAAGAATGTCCGCCACATCCATCTGGTCAATCTCAACTAGACGCTGCAGAACATAATCAGCATTAATCTGTGTACGCATACAGCGTTTTTGTTTTGCTTCGTTCAGTACCTTTACAATCTCAGGTTTTCTGAGGTTTTCATGCCCTACTGCACTAGCAGTTCTGGCACTGTATCCTGCCCTGATTGCAGCCTGTGTGGCATTGAAATCTATTAGATACTCTTCAACAAAACGCTGCTGTTTTTCTGTTAATCCGCTCATGGCGGAGTTGTTGGTATCCACCATGGCAATCTCCAATAAAAAAAGCCACGCGCGCGCGTAGGCTTGTCTCTTTTTGCTGGTTAATATGCATACACCAACAAAAAAGCGGATTAGCTATTAGCCAACCCGCTATAAATAAATATCACATGTAATATAAGTAATTTGCTACTAAACCCAACAAAAAAACCAGCCTTTTTGGCTGGTTATATTAAAAAATTGGTTACGCTTTACCGTAAAGTCATTTTAATTACCTTTTTCTCTGTCAATTTTGCACGCCTGTAGATACCGGCGTGGCAACATTCGAACTCAACATTGACATTATGCTGATAATTAAAAGCCCAACTTTAAATTGTAGTAATCAGTTTCATATTTTACTGGCGCGATGATGCATACCGGCGTGGTAAATTTAAACACTCAACACTATAGTAATGTCGATAATTAGATATACTACTTTAAACTGATGGATCTAAATATACAGTCAAATTTAACTAGATGCAATAACTATTTATTAAAATATTTAACGTGGGCTTATAGCATCCTCATAATTAATTATCATCATAAAAATCTAGCATAACAATTCCCTTATTAATATTTGATACACACAAATACACATTTTCTTTATCTTTTCTTCTTAGTGTGTAATAATACACACAGATTAGAGAGGGGATTATGCATAGCTCAAAGGTTATTAAAAGGCTGCTTGATGATGGGTGGTATGAGGTAGCCGTTAGAGGCAGCCATCATCAATTTAAACATCCGGAAAAATTAGGTCGTGTTACCGTCCCCCACCCTAAAAAGGATTTACCACTCGGGACAGTAAAAAATATATTTAAACAAGCCGGTCTTAAATAACACCGACTGCTATTAACTCAGAAAGGTGCATATGTTTCTCTACATTGCTATACACAAAGATGAAAACACCGGTTACGGTGTAACAGTGCCCTCTTTACCCGGCTGCTTTTCATATGGTGATACTTTAGAAAAGGCTATTGAAGAATCTAAACAAGCCATCTTATTTCATATCGAGGGTTTACTTGAAGATGGCATAGAACCTGAAACAAATCAGCCCGACCTTGCCACTCTCATTGATAACCCTGAGTATGCAGGTGCACAATGGTTTGGTATCGAGGTGAATATTGATCACCTAACCCTTAAACCAGAACGATTTAATGTTAGCTGGCCTAAATACCTTTTGAACAAGGTTGATACCTACGTATCACTAACCCACGATACCCGTTCTAACTTTCTTGCTAAAGCCGCACTTGAGAGAATTAATAGTGCCAATCAAAACGCCGGCATAGCTAAATGATATCCGGCATAAATCTTCAAAATACTATCCCCAGTGAGGTAGTAAGCCTTATTTTTGATAATGGCTTTACACCAGCCCGTGCATGGCGTGAATACTTACAGCTTACTCAGGAAGAATGCGCCAGAAAGTTAGGGATATCTCAGGCGGCATACTCTCAACTAGAAACATCAAATAACCCACGCAAAATTACAAGAAATAAGCTGGCTACTGCACTAGGGATTAATCCTGAGCAACTTGACTGCTGAACATAACAAAAACCAGCCTTTTTGGCTGGTTTATCATTTAGATTAAATCTCGCAAACTTACTAATTATTATCGTAAGTGTCTTTTAAAAATATAAACATTTTTACTTACATAAAGCTTGTAAATGTAAACAAAAATGTTTATACTTCTGATTAGTTACTCCTTGATGTAAAGGTGTAACTAATCAGAAGTATAAACAATAGAACTGAAACGTTTAATTTATGAAAACAGCTATTAGCTAACATAAGGATATACAAAAATGTCAAACTCAATCTTAAATTCCAGAAGGATATTTTATGAAAATAAACCAATTTTTAACCCTATTAACTTCTCAAGGAGTAAAAACCAAAGATGGCACTAAACACATAAAACTCTACTATAATGGCAAGCAATCGACTTTACCCAGACACCCCAGTAAAGAGATTCCAAAGCGGCTGGTTGAAAAAATCAAAAAGCAGTTGGATTTATAACATTAGCAGCCCTCATTTAAAGTGAGAGCTGCTTAAATCTAAATTTATCAATATATTAAAATTAATTAAAATATAAATATTATAAAATTAGCTTACATCTATCTAAAGAAACGGTTGAAATATCAGAAATGTATTCTCAAAATACAAGCTGTAAAACAGATATGTCTTACAGCGCATTAATACAAAAAGAAGCAAATTCATATGTAGTCACTTTTCGCGACTTACCAGAAGCATTAACCTGTGGAGATACGCTTGAAGAAGCACGTATTATGGCCGCAGATGCGTTACTTACTGCTTTAGAATTTTATTTTGAAGACCGTCGGCCAGTGCCTATGCCTTCGAAAATGCAGAAAGGTGAAGAATTGATTTCTTTACCTCCTAGTGTCACTGCAAAAGTACTTTTACTTAATGAAATGATTAAGCAAAATGTTTCCAATGCAGAGTTAGCCAGACGTTTACTTACACGTCCTCAGGATGTTCAAAGGCTTACCAATCTTCGTCATGCAACTAAAATTGATGCTATTAACGCTGCGTTAAATCAACTAGGTAAACAACTACATATTAGTTTAAAACCCATTCATCATTCAGCATAATATTAATCAGGTAATATCATGCATAAAAGCAAAGAAAGACTGGTTTTTAGCCAGTCTTTTATCTTAATATTACCACTCATCAGTACTTGATATTATTAAGACTTAAAATACTCTTAAGTCTTATCCGAAACATAGCATAATTATAAATTTTCACCCTACGCTTTTCCACCCCTAAATTGAATTTTTACACAATATTTACAATTATATCCTGCATATTAACTTCCAGCTTAGCAATGCAGTCATAATGCAACTTGTTAATTATTCTCTTCACATGTTTTATTTTTCGTCTAACAGTGCATTTGTGCCAGTCGAATTTATCCTGAAGCTGTATATAGGTTTTATTCCTGGTAAATAGGTATTCCAGCAAGGTATCACACTCTAACGGCTGAATATATGAATCTCTGGCTAATACGTAGTTTGTTAAATCAATTATGCCAGACAGGTTATAGCCGTATTCTGCATTAATCAGCGTCCATTCAATATCATTTAAAATACGCTCTACACGGGTTAACAGCATAGAGCTGTTTGCATGCATATCATGCTGGCTTAGCCCTGATTTACTTCTATCAACTACGCCTCTGGATTTAATCCATTCCTCAATGCGCGCTGAATTACTTTTACCCATGATGAGCGTATTTTTTATGAAAAACACTTCACACAGCATGTGGTCTATTGATTCATACATTATTCAGCTCCTAAGCTATTTGTATCAAATGCTGGCTGTTTAGTAGCAGTTGCGTCCTCAGTACGCCCTCTGCGTGGTACAGGTTCGCGGTTTCCACATCCAGTATCGTTGTTCTTCTATCCGCCTCATCATGGCAGGCACTGCATGCGTATGCACCTAATAGATCACTGGGTTTAATTCCGGTACCGCAACTGCCTGCCAGCCTGTAATGAGCGAAAACCACTGTTTCAGGATTGCCGTTACAAATACCGGGCATGCGTACCTGACATTGCTGCCCTCGTGCTGATTGGGTGATTTTGCTCATGATTAATTCCCTAAAGATAAAAGCTGATCTATAGCCTGCTGCGCCTCATCTTTACTAGAGAAGCGGTTGCATAAAATCATGTTCCAGCAAACGTTAAAACAGGCTTTATAAAAGGCGTTAAACTCGTCCTGATCCATACTGGCAAAACTGATTGATTTAGGTTCTTTCACTACGCCAGCCGGTGTTACGCAAATATTAAAATATCCGGCTTCGATAGTTAGCCAGCGACGAAATGAATCAATGTCTTTGTCTATAACGGGTAGTTTTTCGGCACGCTTTTAGCCAGTAAGTTAAGTGCTTCCTCTGCGGCTTTAACAATAATGCCTTTATTACCGGCGAACTTATCCAGCCTCTTAGCTACCCACAGCACCACATCCCGTTCTTTAGGGCTGATAACTCCGCCTGCCGGTTGCCAGTAATCAAAAGCCAAATGCAGTAAGCCGCCAAAGAATAAACGGTGATGAGGCAGGCTCCGGTCTTTTTGTCTGGTTACTTGTATCTTTACCGCTTGGCCAACCTTAATTTTTTTGAGACTATCGGCATCAATTGCTGTAACTGGTCGCAAGCTGTTATCAACTGCCTTAACTGCTACTAATTCCATGATTAAAATTCCTCAATGCTCCAGCCTCCGCCGTTCTTCTTGGCCCGGCGTTTTACCGCAATAAATTTAAGCGGGTACATATCAGCGGCTACTTTGATTTTTACCCTTGCATCATCCTGCCAGAAGCCCTTTACTTCGTGCATTTCCATAGTGCCGTCACTGCGCATAACGCAATAATCCGGTGTGTAAAAAGTGTTATCTGCCAGCCTGAGTTTTACGCCTTCAAACCGGTACCAGCTTACTGATCCGTCCTGCATGGCCGGCTTTAATACTTCCAGCTCATATGCCTGCTCTGTTTTGTTTTTTTGTCCGGTTTTTAATCTTCCCAGTGCGTAAAAATTTTTTGACATCTTTTCTCCAGTATTTGTTTTTCCAGTTTCTTAAACCACGCAGCTTTGCTTCAATGTCATCCGGGCTTATATAGATTTCTGCTAGAGCGCAGACTTCTTGAAAACCTCTACTCCTGAAATAACCCATTTCCAGCCTGACAGCCCTATCCAGATCTCTGGAATTGCCTATAGCTTCAGTAGCGTCCTGCAATGCCTGAATAATGACCATTCCCCATAAGGCTCTGCATGCCTGATATTGTTCATAAGGGGATTCAACATAATCATCCGGCTGCTTATCCATGCTGCCTCCTGACATACTTACTCCGCTTATTATTTCGGGCTTCCCACTCTTCGCGCTTTATTCTCAGATCTTCGGCTATAGGCTCAAATTTATTGTTTGCACATTCTCTGCGACCGGGGAAATAGTGCCATTTTTCATCATGAGCACAAATGCCAAATCCGAGTGCCGCCATTTCGTGGGGGACATATTCGCCTTTATTATTTTTTTCTCTCAGTATCCAGTTACGGCAAGCTATACAGGTATTTTCAGACACGATGTGATCTCCTGTTAATTCAGCGCGCATTTTTGCGTTATTAAATTAAGCAGATTTCCTAACCGGGCTTTGCCCTCTTCTTTTTGTTTATCGGTTAGAAGATTTCCGGCTTCAATATTCATGCGCTCTTCGCCTGCTGGTAATAAAGCTAAGGCATAATCGTTTGTAATTTTTCCAGTTGCCGCTGCTTCTGTGACTAGTTGCGCTAACTGTTCTTTATCAAGCCCTGCGCTAACGTACCAGTCTGGCTGTATACCTTTTGCCTTCTTCTCGCTGACTATGCGCTCATATGCGGTTTTAAACGCAAGCCCTGCACGGTATTTGTCCCCTATGTTGAATAGTGCTGATGCGCTTTCTGCTGCATGCATAGCTGTGTGAGTTGTTAGGATAGACAGGTGTTCGTTCTCCCAGCCTGCAACCAAGGTGTTAAATGCTTCTTCTGCGGATTGCCAGCCATCGTCTATGCGTTCCAGTATTGCTGCCTGTGTTAATCTGCCTTTTAGCTCTCGTCGACAGCGTTCTAGTGCGATTAAAACTTTATCCAGCGGATAAGCCAGCAGGTCTTCAGCCATCACAAGCATAGCGTTATCAGATAATTGCGTGCCAGTTAGCTCGGCGGTCACGGCAATTGCCTGCATGATTTTTTCATCATTCATTTCGCCACCCCTTTTGCTCGCAGTTTGGCTAGCGCGCTCCTGGCAGCCTCATAATTGCTTTGCGTGCTCTCAGTTTGCCTAGCCTTGATTTGCGTCATCTGCTCACCTCTCTGCATGTCCGTCAACACCTGCTGATAGGATTTGAGTAAACATCCAAATTCATGTCGGCATTGCACAAACCAGCTCCCGTTGTGCGATAGAAAATATTCAGCCAGTGATGGCGCAACCTCCTTGCCAACGTACCTAACCAGCATTGCGACCTGCCCGCGGGTTTTTTGATTAGCGGCTGGCAGCACCCCGTACCGATTGCGATAGGCTCTTGCGTATGATTCCCAACAAACAACATTATCAGGGTTAGCTTGCGATTTTTTCTGCGCTGTTTTCTTTTGTGGCGCTCCTGCCTGTGACGCGGGTGTAACCCCGTCACTAATATCTGATGGTTCTAATTGATGGTTAATTGATGGTTCTTCTTTAAAGGAATGTGCAGAATTTGCACATAACTCTGTCGTATTTTGCACATTGG